TTTAAAACAGAATCAACTGTTGCAGTTGCTCCTGATATAGTTCCAGTTATATCTTTACCAGCATAATCACTAAATGCTGAATCTTTATTATAATCAACAATTACTTCAATATATCTTGGCTGGTAAAAATCAGCATCTGATGCAGTAACTGTATGCTGGCCAGGAATATATAAAGATGAATCAATACCATATGCCAATCTCAAAAATAATTCGACAGCTCTAGGAGTTCCTTTGGATCTGTATAGATCCATAATATGCTTTACTGTAAATGGAATACCTTGATTGATTGTTTTTGGAAAACCAAGAAGAAATTGTTTCCTAAAATGATCTAAGAAACTATCAACACTTTGATCAACATCATTATACTCAAATAATTTTCTTGTTATATATAGATCTTTATCGGTCTGCTCTAGGTATTCATAATATGCTTTTACAAACGCAACAAATTCCGGACCATCTTCTCTATAGATAGCTGGAAATTGTCTCTCAATTAATGGTGATATATAATCTTCAAAATCATTTAAACCTGGCATTGCATTACTCTCTTACGCCCGTTGCCGCAACAGTCACATCCTCTGATTGTATTTCTACTATGTCGTTTAATTTACCAGCAATGTCTACTGTATTGCTTTGACCAAATATTTTAATTGATGTTCCTGTTGCAATTGCATTAATAGTTACATTAGTAAATGTAACATTGCCAGTTGCATAATCTATACTACCAGCATTAGCTTCTAGAATTTGAAGAGCGCTCGTATTAGCAATAACGATTTGTAATGCTCCTGTACCATCATCTCTAAATGATGCACCTGTAGTACTATCATATGTAAATAATCCAGATTCAATAGCCGGATCAGATTGAGAGATATATGTTGCCTGAGCTGTAGTAACAGGATTATCTGGTTTTAATGCATTGTTAAATGAAATACTATTAGTATATCCTTGATTTAATGTTGGATTAATTGTTTTAATCATCTTTGTTGTTAATGAATGTCCAAGAATAGAAGTATCACTTTCATTGATATCTTCAATTAGTTTGCTTTGTCTAAATGTCTTATTAAATTTGCTAAGATTATTTGTATTAAAAGTTGTAATAGCTGTTTCTACTGTGCTCTTTATATCACCTTCACCACTAGTAGTATCATTGAAATTAAAGGTTACATCACAATCAACTTTGATTCTTAAATAACTAGGATCAATAATCTCAGGCTCAATAGCCAATGGTGCTTTTGGAGAAACAAAATCTATTATTTGTTGCTTTCTAAACTGTGGTAATGTATCATACGCTGAACTTTTAATACTCATAACTACCTTGCCAAAGCGAGGTGGATCAGCATCTTCACCACCATATACAATCATATCAGTAGTATCAGCAAATTCATTCTGTACCAATGTTTTATAATCAGAAGCAGTAACAGCTCTCTCCTGTGTTGATAATGCACGTGGAGCTGCAAACTTGATATCATCTAAAGTCTGATATACTGCTCCCCCTGCTGCTCTTGTAACAACGGTAGCTGTAACGTCACTATAACCAGCAATACTTCCTGATACAGTAAAACTATTAGCACCATCAGGATCTATACCACTTGCTACTCTATATGTGGCTTCTACAATATTACCATCGGTTAATTTTCTTCCAAACGTATCATTACCAAATACAAGCTCATAACTACCATTTGCAGCTGCTTGTACAAAAAATACATTAGAAGTACTAGTAATACCAAATAATGAATTAGCTCTTGTCCATTCACTATTAGTACTATCAGTATTAGATGTTCTAACATCTACTGTAATACTTGTAGTATCAACATCGAAGTTATGAATATAAAAAGTATTTGATGTACTATTTGTATTGTAAAACTCTGTTACAATCTCACCCTCATAGATTGCAAGATTAGCTTCAAGATAACTATTATTTGAATATACTGTTACAGCAGAGTTTGTTGAGAATGTATATGTATTATCTCCAACAGTAGATGTAAACTTTGTTAGTCTTGGAATGTCAATGCTATGAGGACTATCATCAGGAGTGATTTGAACATTAGCATATGCAATAGAGCTTCTATATGATGTTGGAAGATAGTTTAATTTTTTAGCATGAGAGTACACGCTATCTCTTACTTGAGCACTATCTAAGAACATTTCAGTTGCAACATGATTCAAGTATATTGAATTATAATATGTATTGTATGCAAGAACATCTAAGAGAACATTTATATTTGAACCATCAAAATCATAGTCTTGCAACAATGATTGACTAGACAAGTATGTTTTTAAATTTGATTTGATAGTATCAAACTCGAGGTTTGCTACTATAAATTCTGAATTTGATGCAGTAGGCATTTACCTTACCCTTTCAATAATAATGTCTAGTTGTGTTGGTTCTGTAGTATTTATTATTCTAAAGTAAATAGATACTTGCAAACTATTCATATCAGGACTAGGCAAAATAACAGTATCCAATAAAACTGCTCTTGGTTCATGGTTTGTAAATACTTCTTTAATATATTGTTCTGCCTGAAGCTTCGTTGCAGGAGTAAAGTTATCAAAAAGCAACGACCTTAAATTAGATCCTATTTCTGGTTGAAATGGTCGTTCGTAGTGATCTGTTAACAATAAATTTCTAATTGACTGCTTAACAGCCAGCTCATTAGTTTTTTTATTAAGCTGACCAGTATTAATATGTCTCGAAAAATCTGTAAAGAAGTCCGAATATACAACTGGTGATATATTTAAATCAGTTAAGGTTTGTGTTTTAGACATTTATATTATTAACCTATAGTACTATTTTTATTATTTATCATAGTTCAAATATCTTAGGGAGTTTAGTTGGTATAGTAGATGGTGGAACATCCATTTTCCAAGGTAAAGGAGCTTCTTCTGCTCTTGCATCAACTCTTGGTACTACACAAGGTACTCCTTTTTTAAGTATTTCTTGTGTTGGATTACCAAATTTATCAAAAGTATCTTTTATAAATTTATTGCCAAAAGTTTTAAAGGGGTTAACAAGAGCTCCAGAAATTCCTTCTGTAATACCTCCGGGTACTTTAAAACCTAAAATATCTGCACCCGCACCAATATCAGGTAACAAAGCAGCAACAGTGTCGATTGAAGGTTCACCTAATTTTATATCAGCAACACTTAAAACAGAAGATATATCCATACCACCGAGAGCTGTCTTTGCTATATCTAATCCCCCTCCAATATTTGGAAGACCTGCTCCAGGAGGAAGTATTTTAAGATTGTTCGTAAGGTCCTGTAAACTATCTAAAAGCGATACACCTAATTCGAATTTATCCTTTTCATTAACTCCTTGCATTAACTTTAAAGTTAACGAAGTTAGTTTAGGAGCTAAAGATGTAGCTTTATCAATGCCTGCAGTAACCTGGCCGGTCACTTCAGATGTGGCTGTACTTACCTGAGATTTAATTGCACTTGGAGACAAAGCTGAGAAATCCATACTTTTAAAAGTACTCAGAGCTTCGTCTTGTTTCTCTTTTTGTTTTTGAAGTACAGAATCTTCACCGACCTTTGCCAGCTGTGCTTGTAATGATGCTAATGATGCTACCATTTATTCCTCTAATTTAAATTAATTTTAGCGCCATCAATATCAACTTCAGTATCACCACCAATAATTACTGTAGCCGGCGTATTCATTTCGACGTTGTTATTAGCATCTATATCTACTTTTTCCCCAGTCTTAACAAAAAGACTTTTGACCATTTCCATATTTGTATTACTTACAGCTTTTATATTAATATTGTTACCAGAACTTAGTGATGCATTTTCCTTCTCCGCTACAATTATTATCTCATTAGTTACAGTTTGAGTTGAATTGTTACTAATAGTAACAGATTTACTTCCAGTAATAGTTTGTACATGGTCACTACCGACTGTTACTGTTCCAATATCTTCTCTGTGCGCACCACCTATATTTGTAATTCTATCTTTAGTAACACGAAGACTTTGTTTACCATTAATCTGAGTTGCACTATCAGTTAATACTTCTTTATGTTCTGATCCTTGAACCTTTGTTACCATATCACCCTTAATATTTAAATTAAAATCACCATCACATTCAAAATAGATATCTCCACCTTTATCTTTATCTTGATCTTTACTGACATACAATCTAAGATCAGATTGATTAACAGTAATGTTTACATTGCCACTGACAACCATATTCTTATCATGCACAACAATTTCATAATCATCACCAACTATTTTTGTTACTCTTGTTCCATTTGGTTGTATCTCATAAAATGTTCCACTGTTATGATATTGATGTATCCTTGCAGCTTCAGGCGAATCATCAACCTCAAACGCGTGCCCAGTTTCTGATACGTATACATGATTCAAAGGATATTTGGATGTACTACCATAAGTTGGAGTTGCCCCTTCATCTCTAACAGCATGTAGATTGTATGGAGCTTTCTCTCCAACATTTTGGCCACCATATCTTGGATTAGGTTCATTCCATATCTGCCGTCCAAAATAGTCGGGAAAGTGTTTGCCTGGAGGAGATCCATCTTTTACAGAAGATGCTTTTGGTGGTAGCGCTTTTGGAACACCTGTTACTCTATTAGCAGTTTTAACTTTAATAGTAGCTTCACCTGGTCTAGCACCTTCTATAGGGATGACTTCGTTTTTATCAATTGCATCTCCTCGAGCTAGTCTATTGACATCACTTTCTTCTAAGTATCCTGACTCTGGCTCAGCAGAATATAATTTGGGATAAATCCCCGCTGGATCAAAAAACCCTTTAAGTACTGATAGTTCGTCACCAAACTCACCGGCCGGTGCGAATGCTGGTAACGTATTAGGTGCACCAATCATCGTACCTAATATCATTGGCATTTGCATTTGAGTTCCATCTGCAAAGAATCCAAATACCCATGTTCCTTCAACAGGACCAGTTGGACTTGTTCCTACGCCACTTATTGATGCACTAGTAAAAGGCATTACAGGAAATGCCCATGGAAGTTGATCAGTAGGAATTGCAGACTTATCTTCACTATGAATTCCAAATGCTCTTACACGAACCCTTCCTAGCTCTTTAGGATCATTTCGATCTTCAACTACTCCAAAGAAAAATTGAAATTGTTTAAAATATTGCCCTGCATATCGAGTTGTCATTGTTACGTAGCCTCACTATGAATACTATCAAGAGAATCTTTTGCTAATGCTAAAGTTGTATTGAATTTTCCTTTATCAACAGTATGGATAAGATCAGTAATAAAATAATAACCAGCATACATACTTGATTCTTTATTTTCTGCATCT